AGCAACGTGGCGAGATGACAGATGACAACAAACGTTACAGCACCTATAAGACGATGGACGAGAAGCTTTTGTCATTAGATGAGATTTTGGATAATCCGTTGGCCGATTAGCAATCTATTGAAAAAGCCCAAAAACCTTCCGTCTACAAGAAACCCAAGCCGTCCATAGCCAAACCAAAGTATGATAAGAAAACGGGCGAATTAATTGATATAGGCGACGCTGACATTCCCGGTATGGTAGAACTATGGGATTCGATAAAGAAGTTAGAGCATACGGTAGCCGTTAACGAGGGGAAGGTGCCCGCCCAACCCACCGACTTCATAGTATAGGATAATTATAGGCTGTACCAAATGAAGCACTGGCTTATTGATTTGCGGCGCCACCAATACTATTTAAAGGATGCCTACAAACCTACTTTACACCTTACAGCCATAGACCACCCCAAGCCTCAATTTGTGGATTGGACGCAAGACTCCGCCTATTGGATGACATTGCCGCAATGGCAGAAGAAGGTTGACAGTGCGCTATTAAGCTCGGTATCCCATAAGTTAGAGGACTACGAAACACGTATTAACCCCGTTAGCGGCGAAACCGAAGTAAAGTGGGTGGTGCGACGCCACATTTTCGATTGGGAAAATCCCATGCACGTTCGTTTCCTTATCACATACTACGACCTAATTTACGATACGTTTTACGAAAAACTTGACACCTACGGTCGCACATTTATCTTTGACTTTGAGAGATATAGAGAAATGGCGAACTTGTCCGAAGTTCGCAACTTTATATTGGATATGAAAATTTAGCGTATTCCATACTCACAAATTGTTGAAGCATTGTAGTAGAATTACGGCCTCAAATATACAGAGAATTATTTGTGTACAATTCTAGCAAAAGAAATTCCTGAAAAAATTGCGGTTGCGGCTCAAAAATGGCGCTTACTAATTGAAACGCCGCGTTCAGAGCAGAAACAATGCGCGAGATGCGGCAAATGGCTACCGCGTCATAAGCTATTCTTTGTTTGTAATAGAAGTAGAAAAGATGGTTTCTCTTCTACTTGCAAAGAATGTGAGCGTCGCCGCCGCATTGAAAGAGGAGGATAGAGTGAAATTGACCGAAGAAATAAAGAAGCGTCGGTGTGTTAGGTGTAAGGAAGAGAAACCTGAACACGAGTTTTGTAAAACGCCATCCAACTTTTTTCCAGGCCATCGTTCAATTATTTGTACTAGTTGCTTGGAAAAAATGGTGAAGCAAGACGTGCTAGGCGAAGTTGATAGATTATGCCGCTACCTAGACATTCCATTTGATATTAATAAGTGGACCTAGTTATATAAGATACATAAAGATCATACGTTGACGGCTTACTTTAATACACTATTAGACAGCCATTATAGTAGCCTAACTTGGTCCGATGAAAACGAACGTTGGCGCATTGCGCGCGAAGAAGACACGATTGATGATGAAGTAGAGATGTTTTCTGCGGCAAAAATTAAGCGTCTTAAAAGAGAATGGTCGCCCGCGTACTCTAATGATGATTTACTTTTCCTTGATACATATTACAATGAGATACTGGCAACGCAAAACGTATCTACCCCTATTTTGAAGCAGCGGGCCCGTGATTTATGTGAGCTAACGTTGCGGGTAAAAAAGGGACTCCGCGAAGGAGTAGACGTTAAGAAAGATATGGATTCAATTGATAATATTATTAAGAATTGTAAGTTTGACGCGGTTAACGCTAAAAATGCGGCCGACTTTGAATCTGTTGGTGAGTTAATGGTATACTATGGCAAAAAAGGATGGCATCCTAAATGGCATACCGAGCCGCAAGATTCAATTGATTTTATGATGTAGAATATTTAGAATTATCTAAAACGATTGGTAGTAAACGAAGGAAATTTCGCAGAGCAGGTAGAGGATAAAAAAGCAAGATATAATATGACTGAACGTCTCGAAGAAATTGAGAACGAGGCGGTCGAGTTTGATGATACTGCCGATATTGAGTATGAAGGCGAAGATGAATTGGCAGATGAGTTAAATGTCGAGTGAGCACGAGCAATTGGCTGTACGTGATGGTATACCGATTGAAAAAGGTGTAGCTCTTAATACTGAGTACCTTGATGCGAACCGAGAATTATTTACTTCATACTTAAATTATTGGCTGCTTTATCCAGACCTATGGCTAGATGCTATTTAGTCATCAGAAGATGCTAAGAACTTCCATTTATTACCATTCCAACGTATCGCATTGCGCGCGAGTATGCGATATAGGTATCATTACTGGACTGCGACTCGCGCTACATCTAAGTCTTTTACTGCCTACCTTAGCGCGATAGTGCGGGCTGTACTTTTGCCAGGCTCCACTATTATGATTGCTTCCGATACTAAGGGCACTGTTATAAAAATTGCTTAGGCTAAGTTTGAAGAGATTTTCCGCCACTGGCCTTTATTGCGGCAAGAGCTTATGACGCGGGCCGATGATGGGAAGAGCGGTTAGAAAACTAGTGGAAACTACTATGAATTGTGGTTAAAGAATGGTAGTAGTATTACGGTTGTTTCCAAGGATACTTCCAGAGGTTTGCGTGCGACTGCGGCAATCCTTGAGGAGTGTGCTCTTATAGATGAAGTGCCATTCAATGAAGTACTATGGCCGCAAATGAATATTGCGCGAAAGGAAGTAGATGGTACACTTAATCCAGAAGAACCTAGTGCTGCCTAGATTTTTATCACTACTGCCGCAGAACGTACCGTATTTATGTATAGTAAATTAATTGAGTGCGCGGTAAATGCGGTATTGCGGCCAAATGAATATTTTGTGTGGGGGTTAAGTTATGAAGTACCTCTACATTATGGTCTATTAGATAAAGCTACTCTTATGGACCAAAGATATTCTAATACAGTAAGCGAAGAATCGTTTGCGCGAGAATCATTATCAATATGGTCAGGTAACTCCAAAGATGCTTGGCTAGATTCCAAGCGTTTACTTAAACGACGAAAACTTTTAAAATGTGAGCGTAAAGCGCCAGAAAATCCAGTTAATCCTAGCACATACTATGTGATTGGGGTTGATGTTGCCAGATACGGCGCGAACACCGCAGTTATGGTTATAAAAGTTTTGCCGCAAATTAACAATACTATGAAACATGTTGTTTATACAGAAGTTATTCATGGTGAAAACTATATTTCAGTTTAGGCACCAAGATTAAAAAAATTAATTGAATTATACCACCCACGCGAAATAGTTATTGACGGTAACGGCCCGGGCATTGGATTACTTGATGCCATGGCGCTGCCATCAGTTGACGCTAAAACCGGTGAATCATTCCCGGCATACTATGTCTTTAATAATGATCATCATTTGCCGCCAGAAATGAAAAATGAGTCTACCGAGCCGCGCCCAGAATACAATGCCATTATTTATGATATTAAAGCTGGCGCAAGTAATGACGATGAGATTCATTCTAATTTCTTTGCTTAGATTAATAATGGTACTGTTTCTTTATTAGCTAGTGAGCGCGTAGTAAAAGATAAGTTATTAAAGACCAAAAAAGGTCAAAAGATGTCACTATATGACCGCAGAGTATACTTACTACCATATGAAATGACATCGCGGCTAATAGATGAATTAAACAATTTGCGGTTGAAGCCTACGGGCGTTTAGAATTAGTTTAAAGTTGAACGTATAACATCATCAATCCAAAAAGACCGTTTTTCTGCTTTGGAATATGGACTCTTTAGAGTTAAATATTATGAAGATAAAGCAATGAAAAAACGGCGTTAGCGCAATTTCGCAGATTATACATTCTTTAGTCCCGGAAGGAGGTGAGATAATTGGAATAGAAAGCTCCATTAGATTTTAAAAAGTTTAAAACACGAGTTATGGGCCGCGCTCCACTTTCTGATAGGGCTTATACGTCGCGGCGTTTTTACCGGACAAATGAGCCCATTCGCGGTGATTTTACATTAGAAGAAATTGAGAAGATCATTAAAAGTGGAGACGTAGTTGAGTTACGATAGCTATCGCGCTATTATTATAGAACTGATAGTATGTATCATAACAATATTGATTTCTTAGCTCACCTCCCGTTATATGATACAGTAGTAATACCATTATATGAAGAAGGCAAGGGTTCTGCTTCTCTTATCACCAAAGCATTCTATAATGCTTGCGAGTTTGTTGATAAGCTGGATTTACCGAATACATTTTCTCGTATTACTACTAATTGGTTGATTAATGGCGTCTATTATGGCATTTTGCGGCAAAACGGAAAAGACGTGACTATCCAAGATTTGCCAATTGAGTATTGCCGCTCGCGGTTTAAAGATTTTAATAATCTTAATATATTAGAGTTTAATCTCAATTATTTTATGACCATCTTAGAAAAAGAAGCCCGCTTTGAAGCGGTTAAGACTTTCCCTGAAGAAGTACAACAAGCCTGGAAGCGCTGGGAGCGTAGTAGCCATAAAGATGACCCATGGGTCATGATTTCTGCTGGTGGCGGGGGTATTAGTTTTGGGTTTGCCACAGACGCAATTCCGCCATTAATTAGTAGTATTCCCGCATTAAAGAAATTACAAGATGCAGTTGCGCGTGAAGAAAAGCGCGATGAAAATGAGTTACGTAAACTATTAATCCAGCAAATGCCCATTGATAAAGATGGCGAGTTAGTATTTTAGTTAGAGGAAGTTGCCGACATCCACGAATCGGTAGCAAATATGTTATCTGGCTTGGATGATGTTGACGTATTAACTACGTTTGGCGATACTAGCTTAGAGAGCTTGTAGGAATCAACTGCGGCAACTCAATCAGCCGACCGCATTAATAAGTATAAGCAAAATGCTTGGGATGCCGTCGGGCGTGGCGAGATTTTATTTAATCCAGACGGTAGTTCTTCATTAGCTTATGCTATTAAGAAGGACGAAGCTATGATGATTGGTTATTTAAATGTTTATGAGACTTGGATTAAGTATCATTTAAATAGTAAATTCGCCCGTCCTAATTTAACTTTTGATTTTGAGATTTTACCACTTACAGTATTTAACCGCGATGATATGTAGCAAGCTTATTTTAGAGGGGCACAATATGGTTACTCTAAAATGTTTGCTGGCGTGGCTATGGGTATTAAGCAACGTGACCAGTTAAGTCTAATGAACTTTGAGAATGATGTTCTTGATATGTCTATTAAGATGGTTCCATTACAATCTTCTTATACTACATCTGGCACTGAAATTAATCAAAAAACTTCTTCGTCCGCGCAAAAAACTACAACATCACAGTAGAGTGACAACTTAAATAATACAGGTGGCCGTCCAGAACTTCCCGATGAGCAAAAATCAGAGAAGACACAAGCTAATATTGCGGCCGCGGGTTGAGGCGATACATATGGAAAGACAAATACCAATTTATTTTGATGCTCAAATTATGGATTCGCCCATCACTACGATTGCAGAAAGTGAATCTAATATAGGACGTTTACGTGTTGCGGCTTTTACTAAGTATAAAAACCGCAATGGGTCATATATTAGTGATGCTGTCGCGAACTAGTTAATTGCTAGTGCTACGTCTGGAAATACCCCAGTAGTCGGGTTCTTTGATCCAGAGGCGTAGCAATGGGCTAGCCATACTGGCCCGACATTAGCAAATGGATATGGCTATGTTGAATCTTTCCTTGGGTGGGAACCGAGAACTGATACTGATGGAGTAACTCGTGATTATGCTATTTTCTCTGTCGTGTTGTTCTCTGATTA